TGACGGTTAAGGGAAAGGTGGAGGGAGAAATTAATATAAACAATCTTCTTGAAATAAAATCAAAAGGAAATGCTAGCGGTAAAATATTTTATGGCGGCATTCAAATTGATGAAGAAGGAAAATTAGCGGGAGAAATTAATTTTAAGGATTCCGAAATTAAACAAGAGGAGCTGAAAGATTAAAACCTTTATGATCCTGGATTTGATAATTATTTGTTTAGTAGGAATATCTATAGTCTTATTCAAATTAACATAAATTTATACCACTTAAAGAAATCTTTGATTGATTGATTTTATGATATAGATCAAAGAAGTTTAAAATTACTATGATAGTATTATTTATGAAAAATATTTTTGGGAGTAATTAGTGACTATTTGGCAAATAGATTTGAAAATCAGACCAATGCTGCATCAAATTCTTGAGCGATTAGGTGAAAAAACAACACCAGAAATTATAAAAGCTCTGGCTCAAGTTGAAGCGGCTATGGACAATTTAAAATCTGAAATAGAAAATTCACAACAACAAAAATCAAAAGGAAAAAAAAAGACTAATATTCATTGGGGTGATCAGTAATAGTTTATACTTTTTTATTAAATTTTTTTTTGCATTAAAAAAAATTAATTACCAAATAAAGTAAGTTTTAACATTCGTTGCATAGAAGCAATACGATGTTCAAACAAAAATACACCTTGCCAAGTTCCAAGATCCATTATGATTTGTTTCTTAGCTATTGGCCCAAATGAAATGGATTTATGTTTTAAGTCTGAAGTTCCCCTTAACTTTAAAACTGAAGATAAATGTAAATATGAAATGGATAGCATCATAGACTATATGCACACAGACCTGACAGAGAGAAACACGACTATTTTATTTAAGTGTGAAGAATTAAAAAAAATTAAAGGAATAGACGTATGATGCTGTATTGTAAAAATTTCAAGGAAATCGAGAAAAAAAAACTTAATATAAAGCCTCTCAGTGCGTCTTTAGCACAAGAGCTGAACTTATATGACCCCTTTAAAAAAGAAATAAATTATTATGAGTGAAAAAAAATTAGACACGCTCCAGGAATTATTAGTTGATGAATTAATTGATAAAATAAAATCTGGAAAAGCAACGGCATCAGAATTAAACGTAAGCCGACAGCTCCTCAAAGACGCTGGATATGAGTTTATTCAATCATCAAATTCCCCATTGATTAAAGCCATTGAAAATCTTCCATTTGAACAGAATGAAGTAATGACGGCCTTCAAAAAACAAGGATAGGCCGTATAACACAATGGTGCGATAAAGCCTCTGTAAGGGCCTTAAATCAAGAATAAAAGGCATAAAATGGCTATAGAAATCCCCCCACAACTAACCGATTTTAAAAATTTCGTCTTCCTGGTATGGAGACACTTGAAACTTCCACGACCAACTGATTTGCAATTTTCAATAGCTGATTATTTGCAATCAGACGCAAGACGCATATGCATTCAAGCCTTTCGAGGCTGTGGCAAATCTTGGCTGACTTCAGCTTATGTTCTGCATCAGCTGTTAATCAATCCCAACATAAAAATATTAGTTGTCAGCGCATCGAAACAGAGAGCAGATGATTTCAGCACTTTCGTTTTAAAATTAATTTACGAGATGGAAATACTGCAACATCTGATTCCAACTGCTGACCAGCGTATGAGTAAAATAAGTTTTGATGTTCGGCCCAGCCGAGCGTCACATATGCCTTCCGTGAAATCTATGGGTATCACGGGAGCTCTGTCCGGGAACAGGGCGAATTTAATTGTGGCCGATGACGTGGAAGTTCCGAACAATTCGGCAACTCAATCTATGCGAGAGAAACTCAGCGAGGCCATCAAAGAATTTGAATCCATTTTAACACCGGACAAGAATAGCAAGATTTGTTTTCTGGGTACGCCCCAATGCGAACAATCAATCTATTCTGCTCTTGCAACAAGAGGTTATGTAACTCGAGTCTGGCCATCTCGCTATCCTTCAATAAAACAAAGAAGCGCTTATGGAGATAATCTGGCACCTTTCATTTCTTCCCAGCTAGATTTAGACTCGGAGTTGCAAGGGCGACCCACAGAAGAAACTCGCTTTGATGACGTGGAGTTGTTGGAGAGAGAGGCTAGTTATGGAAAGCACGGATTTGCACTACAATTTATGCTGGACACCAGGCTAGATGATGAGGACCGCACTCCGTTAAAGTTGCAAGACTTAATCGTGATGAACACAAACCCGGAGAAGGGCGCTGAAGGAATTGTGTGGGCCAGAAGTCCGGAATTAAGAATTGATAATTTGCCGACCGTAGGTTTGACGAATGATTTTTATTACAGACCTATGCAAACACAAGGAGACTGGTTGCCGTACAGCGGAGCTGTAATGAGCATCGATCCAAGTGGCCGTGGTAAGGATTTGACGAGCGCAAGTGTAGTTAAAATGCTGAACGGAAATTTATACTTAACCAAGTGTGTCGGACTGACCGGTGGTTATGATGAAAAAACCTTAACCACTCTTGTTGAAATTGCCAAAGAGCAGAAAGTCAACGAAATCATTTGTGAAAGCAATATGGGTGACGCAATGTTTCAAACTTTATTGATGCCCTACATTAATAAAATTTATCCGTGTTCCGTGAGTGAAGTCAGACACAACATACAAAAAGAAAGACGAATTTGTGACGTGATGGAGCCACTGCTCAATCAACATCGTTTAATCGTAGACGAGTCAGTCATTAATGAAGACTACAACACTGCTCAGTCTTATTCAGCTGAAGTGGGCTTAAAGCATCAATTGTTTTATCAACTTTCAAGAATAACAAGAGACAAAGGTTGCCTATCCCACGATGACAAACTGGACAGCCTGGCGATGGCTTGTTCTTACTGGGTGGAGCAGTTAGGTAAAGACGCTCAAATGGCGATGAAAGACCGGCACGATGAACTGATGAAGAAAGAATATGATGATTTCATTGATCAATCGTTCGGTAGATGGAAGAATAATTCAAACACCTGGATTAACTACTAACTTTAAGTTGTAATCGTAAGTCATTGAAATATAAGGATTTGGTAGCCCCGACCCGACTCGAACGGGTACTCCCAATTGGGCAAGGATTTTCATACCACCATAGTTTTCACTACCAGCTCATTGAGCTGTTTGCAGTCTGGACTATACCTTCATCTCATAGAGATGTGAGCCGTCTAGTCTCTACACCTTCCTATCTCTAGGCTTGGCTCGGTATTAGCAAGTTAAAGCCTTCACCGAATTTGACTCATTCTACTTTAGGTTTCACAACCTAAGCACTCAAATTTAATCAAGTCCTTTGTGTCTACCATTCCACCACGGGGCCACACGAAAGCCTTATATCACACTAAAAATAATTGGGGAACACTTATGAACTAACCCCACCGGGTGAATATGACTTTATATTAGGACACATTAAGAGGACCTAAAGGATCTATATGAGTAATTTAAGATACAAAAGATTAGTTGAAGATTTCCATAAGGGTGACGAAGAGAGTTACTTTAAGTGGATAGTTCTTAGTGGTAAACCAATTAGAAAAAGAGGTAAGAGTTACCTTGAGAGGAACTTGGTGAAGACTGTAAGTTTCATTTCCAGGAAATATTTTGGAAAAAAAATCTTAAAGGGTTAACGACACCATTTCCGCAAAATTTTCCCCGTATGGGCCCAGAAAGGCCGTATATTTATCCACTATAGGCCCTGGCTGGAGCAACTATCATTTTGAATTTGCAGTATTCTGTGTGGAGAAATGTGGAAACCTAGGGTTTCTGCCAATTAAAATAGGATTATTAATCCTTTATTATTAAATAATTAAAGAAAGAACTATTATTTTTGACGGTTTATCGTCACGCCTCTCTTTCACCTACTGTATCTGTTTTTTTGAAAACTATATATACGGTAAATGAAAATGCAAAGTAGGTTTTAGTTGTAATTCAGGGGATTATTTAAAATTATTTGAAAATATTAAGATATTAAAAAAAAATTATTTATATTTAAAAAACAAAATGTCCTCTAAAAGTAAAAAGCTTTATAAATCATCATATGATAGAAAAAAACAAATATCTAAAATTGAAAAAATTTTTGAAGACTTAGAATGAAAATTTTGATTTTATCAAATTTATTTCACCCCAATGATATTGGAGGCTATGAAATAGGTTGTAATGACTATAGCAATCTATTAAATAAAATGGGGCATGAAACATTAATAGCCACATCTTTAGATAAGGAACTTTCAATTAAAAATGAAAAATCTGTAAGAAGAATATTCAAAATGTTTACAAATTTTGGTATTGATAAAAAAGTTTTTTTATATGATGAATGTGAAAAGTACAACTATCTAGTTCTAAAAAAATTAATTGAAGACTGGAAACCAGAAAAAATTTTATTATGGAATATACAAGGTTTAGGGACAAATATAATAAATTTAATTTTAAAATTGAAAATACCCTTTAATATTTTTG